CTACTTCGACTACGAAGCCGCATAGGAGATCACCGTGCATACCGAGCCCCGCACAGGACCCATCACCAAGATCGGCGTTCACACCAACGAAGGCCCAGAGGGCGAGAACAGCGCCGCCGGGCTGGCGGGCTACCTCCTCGCCAACGGGGCCGATGGCGGGGGCTATCAGGTTACGTTCGACAACCGCCACACCATCGACGTGCAACCTGACTCGATCGTGTGCTGGGCGAACGGTGGCGTCAACCACGAGTCGATCGACGGCTGCTTCGTAGGGTATGCCCGGCAGACCGCAGCCGAGTGGGATGACCTGTTCTCTCGGGGCGAGCTGGAGCAGGCAGCGCAGTGGGTGGCGAAGAAGTGCGTGCAGTACGGCATCCCCGCCGTGCGCCTCACACCAGCGCAGCTCCACGACCCGAACGCCAAGGGGGTCTTCGGCCACTGCGATGTCACCGCAGCGGGCTTCCCGAACGCCAACGGCCACACCGATCCCGGCCCCAACTTCCCGTGGGCCAAGTTTCTCGCCCGGGTGAACGAGATCATCACACCCCCGATCGACTGGAAGGCGCTCGCCCGCCTGGTGGCATGGAAGAAGCGTGTGAGCGCACACCCTCTGCACGAGGGCGACGAGTCGAAAGACGTGAGCACGCTCAAAGCGTTGCTTACGAATCACGGCTACGCCGTTGGCAACCTGTCTCCGCTATACGGTGGGCATCTTGTCGACGCAGTAGCGGCGTGGAAGCTGGCTGAACAGCTCAGCAATCACGACGGCACCGTGTTTGGCGCCGAAGCCGCTAACGCTCTCCTGTAGTCATGGACGACCAAGAGCCGGATCGCATTGCGCTCCGTATGATGGGGCAGGCCGACCTTGGCTCGTGGGTAATGACTGCCCGAGGCATGGAGTTGTGGTCCATCCAGAAGGAGATACTCAGTGAGCTGTCTGTTCCCCGACGAAAAGTTGTCGTTCCCTCCACTAACGCCTCTGGAAAGACATTCCTCGCTGCTAACGCAGCAATCGCCTTTTACGATGCGTACCAGCCGGGAACGCCGTGCGAGCAGTGCGACCCCGACGGCACCAAAGAAGGGTGCCGGGGCTGCAAAGTTCTGACCACGTCGTCCAAGGAGACGCACCTCAAGGACAACCTGTGGGGCGAGATCCGTATGGCGCTCGCACACCTGGAGCGTCGGGGCGTACATATCAAGGGCACGCTCGCACCGGCCGACACGTTCTTGGTCGACTCGCTCGGTAACCACTTCCTTCGTGGGCAGGTCGCCACGAAGGAGGAGGCGATGCAGGGCTACCACGCAGCGCACAAACTCATCATCGGCGACGAGGCCACGTCGGTGAGCCGTGAGGTGGCCCGAGGCATCACGTCGCTCATGGCGACGGCAGACACACGCCTCCTGCTCATCTTCAACCCGACGACGAACGACACGTACGCTGCCCAGATGTCCCGGGCGAGCAACGTGAAGACCATCAAGATCACGGCGTTCGACACTCCGCACTTCACCAAGGAGCACATCCCCGAGGGCTCCAACCTCACCACGCCACAGTTCTTGGAAGACCTCGTGGAGCAGGGCATGGGGCCGGGCTCGTACGAGTGGACCACCCGTATCCTCGCCGACTTCTGGGACAAGGGCGACGACTCGCTCATCCCCGAGATATGGGTGGAGGAAGCGCAGCGCCGTGATCCGCTCGTGCTCGGCACCGTCGGCCTCGGCATCGACCTCGCATCGTACGGTACGGATGAGCAGACCATCGCCGTACGCCGTGGAGACAACCTCGTGGACGTGACCGCCGAGAGTGCCGGGCGCATCGACTGGTTCATCAACGGCGACCCCGACCACCCCGAGATCATGTCGCCGGTGCGCAGCAAGGTGAAGCAGTACCAGCCGTGGGTCATCGTGTACGACGCCGACGGCCCCGGCGCCGGTGCCATCGGCGAGTTCGTGCGCCTCCACGAGTGGGCGAAACGCAACCGCTACATGAAAGAGGACTCGGTCATCATCCCGTTCCGGGGTGGCAAGCGAGTCAACGACCACTACCTCAACAACCGCTCGGCGTGGTGGTGGGCACTGCGGAAGCGGTTTGAGCGCAAGCGTATCGCCATGCAGGTGCTTGACCCAAAGACCTCGCACCAACTCTCCCAGCTCACGTACTCGATCACGGCCGCAGGCCAGATCAAGGTCGAGACGAAGGCCGACATGAAGAAGCGTGGCGAGTCCAGCCCCGACCGTGGTGATGCCATCATGTACTGCTTCGCTTTCTCGGAGGAGCTGCCCGACCCGGGATCAGCCGCCACACCGCAGTTCATCGTGCGGGAAGGGTACGCTGGTGACCGGAGCGAAGAGGCTATGTGGAAGCGTGACCTCGACCCCAGACGCCGCCGACCCGCCGACATCAACCCGGTCACCGGAATACCCGACCAGTTCTAGGAGCAACAATGGCTACCCGAAAGCACGCTCTGTACCGCCTGTTGGAGCGCCCGAACCCGGATGCCGCCCAAGGGGGCTGCTACCTCACCGGCGACCAAGGGGCGTGCGTTGACACCGGCGTGAACATCTACATGGAGGGCACGCTCACACTCTCCATCAACGCACTGCGAGAGCTGTGCGAGGTGGCCGGTTTCTCGTTCAACGCCGAGGCCAGCAAGCTGGAGACTGAACTCGCCCATGCGCAGGAAGCCAACCGCCTGCTCATCGAGGAGAAGGCAGACCTGCTCGGGCAGCTCAACGCCGTCGCCCTGGCGGTGGCTCACGCCTCAAAGGGCAAGTAGTGCCCGGCTGGAAGCTGGTGGCCGCTGAGCGCCTCGCCGAGATCGAGCGCCTGCGCCACCGCATCACTGAGCTGGAAGATCGGCTTGACGCCGAGTCTCTGATCGAGTTGAAAGCGGCACGCCGCACGGAGTTCGCCATGCCTAGCGTGCCCGAAGAAGACACCGATACAGCCTGGGGCGTGGACCCTACTGGCCTCTTCCGTGAGAAGCTACCGGCCCTCACCCCAGCGGAGCAGCGGCTCGCAGACAGCTTTGACCGATAGGCTGTTGCAATGGCTCGATCGAACAAGGCATCCCCCGACGGCGCCACCGTCACCCGTGGCGCCGCAGCAGGTAAAACCTTCAAGGTTCCCGCCGCCGGGGATGAGCTGATCCAGTGGCTGACTGCCAAGCGGGACCAGGGCAAGCCGATCATGGCTGCCAACCAGATGAAGCTGAACATGGCGTTCGTCCTCGGCCACCAGTGGGTGACCTGGGATGACCGTCTCCGCTCGTACCGGCGCCCCACCGTGGATGCAGCCGACCCGAACGCCCCGGTGCGTCTCACGTCGAACAAGATCGGCGGCATCGTAGAGCGCACGATCTCCAAGCTGACGAAGAATGTCCCGAACCCCGAGTGCCGCCCCGTGTCGAACAACGACAACGACGTGGACGGCGCACGTGTCGGTACTGGCATTCTCGCCCATGAGCTGTACCGACTCCACTGGAACAGTCGTCTCCAGAAGTTCCTGTTCTGGCCGGTGACGGTCGGCTGGGGCTACGCCCACCCGTGGTGGAACCCCGAAGCCGGAGCCTACGTCGGCGACGACGCCGAAGAGGGTGGCGAGGAAGTCTTTGAGGGCGAGGTGTGCATCGACTGGATCGCACCGTTCGACCTGCTCGTGGACCCCTCCGCCGACACGATGGACGAGGCACGCTGGTGTATCCGTGTCACCACGATGAGCCGTGAGGCTGCGTGGGAGAAGTTCGACGTGGCGATCTCCGGTGGCGAGCCCGCCCGTTCTCTCACTCACGAGGTGCAGGCGCTCGGGCTCGTTGGCGAAGATGCCACCGGCAACCCGAGTCAGGACTGGGTCACCGTGTACCAGCTCTGGATGAAGCCGTGCAAGGCGGCGCCGCAGGGCAAGGTCATCACGTGGGCGGGCACCGAGATCATTGAGAATATGTCGTTCCCGTACGACCACCACGAACTTCCGTTCATCCAGTGTGACCTCATCCCCGGGTTTTCCCGTGAAGGTCGCACGTTCGTCACCGACCTCATCTCTCCGCAGACCGACTACAACGACTCGCTCTCCCGTGAGGCCACGATCCGGCGACAACTTTCGCCGAAGTACATCGGCGCCATCGGGCAGATCGACCCGCAGCGCATCACATCCCGTGTCGAGGTGCTCCAGTACATGCCCGGCTTCGGCGATGCTCCGCACCTGGAGATGCCGAACGCCGCATGGGCGCAGCAGTTTGAGATCGGCATGGCCCGTAACTCCGCTGACATGGGAGAGCGTGCGGGCGTGAGCGAGGCGTCCCGTGGCGAGGCAGCGTCCTCCGCACCGGCGGCGTCGATTATGGCGTTGCAGGAAACGGACGACACCAAGATGTTCATTTCCGCCACGCAGCTCTCGCAGTTCATCGCCACGGCTGGTAAGCAGATACTCCTCCTCTGCAAGCAGTATTGGAAGGAGGAGCGCACCGTGCGGGTGTGGAGCGACGACAACATGCTCGCAGCGTTCCGCTACCAAGGTGCCGACATTCAGTCAGGGCTCGACGTGCACGTGAGTGCAGAGTCGGCGCTACCCCGCAGCAAGGCCGCACGAGCGCAACTGTTCTTGGAGCTGGCGCAGCGTTACCCCGACCTGTTCGACCCGCAGACGCTCATGAGCCTGCTCGATGTTCCGCAGGCCGATCTCATCACGCAGTCGCTCGACATCCAGACACGCACGCAGCACCGAGAGATCGCCATGCTTCTGCGGGGCGAGGAGCCCGAGGTGAAGGGGTGGC